ACAAAACCAGCAGCTACTGAAATGCGTTTTGGCTTTGAAGTAACAATGTACGTTATGAATAAATAATGTTACAGATGGGGATGCTCCTAAAAAGGAACATCCTCATTATCTTTTGCAACTTCACGTTGTGCTTCTGAATTACCTTCTTTAAGCTGTGCACTTCCAGAAATAAATTTACCTTTAGCACTTTCACGAATCCAACCAGAAATACGAAACTCAATACCATCAATATTTAAGTTGCCAGTGTAGTCTGGTCGTTTAGGATTATCACCTTTGTCATTTTTAAATAACGCAAAACTGTTTGTGTTGTCATACTCTGCCATACATTACTCCTTAAGTTTTAAAATTGTTGCTTCTACTTCTTCCAAGAACTGCTTTACTTCTACTTCTAAACTAGCTATGTACTCATCATCCCTTTCAACTCTGGTTACAAAAAGTTGCAAATCCTCTGGAAAATTAGGGTTATAACTCACAAAATCTACCCATTTTACGTTAGCACCTACAGAAGCCATTTGCCATTGTATTTGAGGTATATATTTATTAGGTACGGTTTTAGACATTAGCGTATTAGTATGGGTCGTTTCAATAGGGCACTTAATTTCAATCAACCCTGCAAATTTACCTTCTATTTCAGAGTTTACAGCACCGTCTGGACTAGCTCCGCTATTGGCTATAGTAGGATGGTCAAAAAACCCTACATCCGTTACAGTGACATTGTGTAGCTTTTCGTACAATTCTTTTGCCACTGGTTCACGTTCAATACCATCTAGCATATATTGATTGACGAAGCTATCACCTTTTTTATTAGTAAGACGTTCTGATACAAGCTGCACCAGATAGTTTTGTCTACTAGTAGAAAATCCTGTTTTGGTTTTGGCGATAACATCCGATATTCTGGATGCTGTCACCTTGCCTAATCTGGACTGAAACCACTGGTCTGTGCGTTGCTCAATCATAGAAAGTCCTTATTAGATACAGCTTTTAACACTGGCTGCTCTGACTCTGGCAAATCTTCACCAGCATAGATATAAAGACCAATCCCATGTAACGCAATAGCTTTAGCAAGGCAACGCTGCATAGCTGTATTAACTGCCATAGCATCTGGGTTAGGTATAGCTTTGTTTGAGTAATTGATTACTGGAAGCTGTGCAGTCATGTTTTTACCAAACGCATTGACCGTACAAAATACCATAAGCGTTTCACCAAATTGCATAGGAGCATTGTATTCCCATGTTGCATTAGGGTCTTGCTGCAATAATGTGTCAACAGCATATGCCCATGATAAATAAGATAGACCATTCTTTTTTTCAATGTGGTCTGATACATTGATTTTTCGTAAATCATTATAGTTTTTCTTTTCCATTGCCTTCTCCTCCAGTTGGTGCTGCTCCATCATCACTTGGTCGTAAAATTGTTGTTGACTCATTTGATTTCTCCCATTTATCGTTAGATTCTTTAAGTTCTGCTGTACATCTGCGTAATTCTTTTACTATTTCTTCTAAAGTAAGCGACATATAAAATATATCCAAAAAATTATTAAATAAGACTTTACCAGAAAAATTAACCTTTGTGTATTTTTTTTATTCATTATGCAAATGTCATTAAATAAGGATAAAGAACATAAAGACATAAAGCTGCATACATATACACAAGAACAGGAACAATAATGTATTTCATTTAAATCTCCTTAATTTCTATTTCTATTGAATTAAATTTAGTTTGTTTAAAAAATGCTTTTTTTGCTTTTTCAAAAGAATTATGGTCGCCTTTACCTTGTTGAGTTAATGTTCTCCATCCATAACCAGTTCCACCATCTATACCATTAAAACCACCAGTTTCGTATATTGAACCAATTTGGTTATTATTAAGATATATTACATAATTTGTCATTTATAATCTCCTTAATAATTAATGTCTATATACACAGTATATACACTTTAAAAACAAATACAATACTTTTTACAACTATTTTTATTTAATTAAACCTCTAGCTATTGTTGCTTCTGGAACACTGTAATCAGTTACAATTTGACCTAAAAATATATGAGTTGCACAATACTGTGTTTTAACTAACTCATTTTCTTTGTTAAAAGTCTTAAAAATATCTATTACAGTACATTCTCTTGGAAATTTACCTCCAGTCATAAATGTAGTGCCTATTGGATATTCCATTATGCAACCTCACTTTCTGCCCATGTATTGCCATTCATAATACATTTAGTACCTGTACCACCAGTAAGTGCGTATTGCTTAAATGGTTCTGGTTTGTCTGCTGGGTCACCTTTAAGTACTATTTTTGCAGCTTCAAGTCTTAAGTCCTCTTCTACAGTATTAAAAAAAGAACAGGTTGATAAAGCAACAACCATATTTTTTAGTGCCCAAGTGGGCTGATTGCCCACTATTTTTTTAGCTTCTGCGTAGTTCATACATTCTCCTTAAGTTTATTTTCTTCTTGTAAGATTGTTAAAAACATCATAATGAGTTTGGTTTTGTCAAGACCTGTTTCATTTGCTATTACTTGAAATGCTTTATCCATCTTTGCAAAGTTTGGTTTTTTAATCATTAGTCCATTACTCCATCATAGTATGTACCAATAATGCCATTGTCTGCTAAAAATTGCAATACTGGCTGTGCTGTTTGGTACTTGGTTACGTTACCTTGTGCAGGCGGTGCATCAACTTTACCGTATGGTGTTTTAATGCAATTACCTAAAGTACAAGTGCCTTTATCTTGCTTACCTTCATTAATCCACGTTGTGTACCATAACGCTTCTGCTTGATTTAAAATGTCTTTCATTTTTTTCTCCTGTTGATTAATTGCCATAGCTGAACTATAGCAAATCTGTAAAAATATACAATACCTATATACAAAATATATTTATAATTATTTTAATTAAATGTATTGCTTTTCGTTTTTAGCTATGGTACGCTTTTTTGAAATATTTTTAACTACTAGGAGTAATGTATGAAAGTCCGCAACTGGAGCAAATTTCAGCACTTTAAAAACAAATCCTCTATGGTCTGGTTTAAGGTTTATGGTCGTGATATTCTATCTGACCCAGACTGGCATCAATTAACTTCTGACCAAAAAGCTACTCTTTTTGAACTTTGGTGTTTGGCATCTGAACGTAACGGAGATATTCCAGATTTACGAAAAGTATGTTTTAGGCTGCATAAAGAACCAGAGTTTATAACTTCTATGTTAAACGGTCTTAAGGACTGGTTTGACGGTGACATACATGGAATTATACACAAAGTATATAAAGAGAGTATTAGAGAGGAGAAGATAGAAGAAGATAAGAGAGGAAATGAGAAGATAAGAGATGAGAAGTATAGGTTTATTAAGGGAGTCTTTTAATGAACATACATGAACTTATTGGTTACTTTCAAAATCCTCATAAATCTGGTGAAAGTGAATATCAATGTTTATGTCCATCTCATAATGATAGACAAGCTAGTTTAGGCTTGAAGGAATTATCAGATGGTCGTATACTTGTCCATTGTTTTGCAGGATGTTCAGCAGTAGATGTTTTAGGAGCTGTAGGTCTTAACCTTGATGCTGTTACACCACAAAGGTTAGGTGACTTTAAACCTGCTAGGAAAGCATTTAATCCTTATGCAGTATTAAAAACAATATCTACTGAAACACTACTAGTAGCATTAGCAGCATTAGAAATGGGTAGTGGAAAAACCCTTCCAGAAGAAGATAGGGTAAGATTATTAAAAGCAGCAGACAGATTAAGAGGAGCATACGATTTATGTCATTAGAAGAAAAAGTACAGAGCCTTGTGGTAAACGAGGATAAGATTAAGAATTATTTTTTTGTGAGGGACAGTGATGAGTACCGTAAAATTAAGAGTCCAGATTTATTTATTGATGACACGATTAAATATTTTACTGGCGAAATACAAAGTGGTGCGTATCTTCCGTTTGATAAAGCAGAGAATTTTAGGCTTCGTTTAGGGGAAACGACAATTTGGTCTGGTTATAGCGGACATGGCAAATCCATGCTATTGAGCTATATCACACTTAAATTGATTGAGAACTACAAGACTATGATATGTTCTTTTGAAATGAGCTGTCGTAGCACTCTTGCACGCTATATACGTCAATCAGTAGGAACTAGTGAACCAACAGACGCAGCTATTACTGACTTTTGTAATTCTGTAGTAGGACAGTTGTTTTTATACGACCAGTTAGGCAGCACAAATCCTACAGCAGTATTATCTGTTATCTACTATGGAGCAGAGCAATTGGGCATACAGCATTTTGTAGTAGATAGTTTAATGAAGTGTTCTATTAACGAGGATGATTATAACGGTCAGAAGAAGTTTGTAGACCAACTGTGTATTGCTGCAAGGGATTTAAATATCCATATTCACCTTATCTGCCATAGCAGAAAAACAATAGACGAAACTACTCATACACCGAGTAAGTTTGACGTGGCAGGTTCTGCAACAATTACTAACCTTGCTGATAATTGTGTTAGTATCTATAGAAATAAGAAAAAAGAAAAAGATATTTTAGATGGTAAATTAAGTGAGGTTGATGCTAAAATAGTTCCAGATGGATTTATGGCTGTGAACAAGCAAAGGCATTTTGAATGGGAGGGCTCTATACCGTTATGGTTTCAGCCTAAATCTTTACGTTACAGGGATAAACCAATATGAAATTTCAAGATAGTGAATGGTATAAGTTTTTTGGAAATTGTGAATATCGTGTAACATTTCCAGATGGAAAAATAATTGAATCGGAGGGTTTTAATCGTGCAAATGCTAAAGTGGAATTTGACAAAAGAAAATTTAAGTCTTTTAGTAACCAAACTAAAGGAACTTGATTTTAGTAAAGTGTATAAAGTGACAGTTTCAGAAAGAAAACATATTCGTAATTTAAGCCAGAATGATAAATACTGGGCATTATTAGAAATGTTATCTGATTATCTTGGATATACCAAAGAAGAGTTACACGAGTTGTTAAAATGGAAATATCTTAAATATGCAAAAGAAGTTGCAGGTCAACCTATAGTTGTAGTACCATCTACATCAGACCTTGATACTGGTCAATTTGCGGATTACATTTCTGATGTCATTCGTTTTGCTAATGAATATGGATGTGTATTTCCAGATG